TAACGGCGGGCAGCTGCTTTGGTCCCTGGCTTGGAGAACTCATTATATTTACAGGTAAGAAACACTTTATCATAAAATGGCACCTCTTCGCTTCATGCTTGTTTCGACTCACACGGAGCAGGTGACGGGTTACTCCAAGGTGTCGTTCAATCTCCTCAAGCAGCTGGGAACGCTGACTCCTCTCGTGAAGGTGTTCCACTTTGGGTTCCAGCGCAGCCCTGCCCGTACTCCGCACCCGATCCGCCCCGTTCCGGGTATTATCCAGTACGATGCCGCTGCCAACGAGGATCCTCGCGAGCAGGGGTTCGGGTTCAACAAGTTCAAGGATTACCTCGAGACTGTCTCCCCGGACATTGTCATGATCTACAACGATCCCATCATCGTCTCGCAGTTCATCAATACTATTAAGGATATCCCGAAGACGTTCAAGCTCTGGGTCTATCTTGACCAGGTGTATGAGGGCGCGGACATGGGTCTCCTCCGGACGATCGAGAATAAGGCGGACCGTATCATCTGCTTCACTGAGTCGTGGAAGAAGCACATCCTCACGCGCTTGACCACGACCACGATCCCGATCGATGTTCTGGAGCATGGTGTAGATACCCTGGTATTCAAGTCTATGCCGGATGTTGAGCGCATGGGCATTCGTCGGTCGATGAACATTCCTCCCGATGCAAAGATTTTCCTGAACATGAATCGCAATAGCCAGCGCAAGCGTCTGGATCTCACGGTCATGGGGTTTGTCCGTCTCCTCAAGAAGTTCCCGAACGAGAAGTTCTACCTGATGTTTGTGACCTCGGTCAAGCATGAGGGAGGTGCGTGCTATAACCCTCTCCAGATCTACATGAACGAGTTGTCTCGCGCAGAACTAGATGTTCAGACGTATGGGACGCGCGTATCGGTGGTGGATACCACGCCGCCATCTGCGTTCTACAACGACGATTCCATCAACCAGCTCTACAACGCCGCAGATATCGGGATCAACACCTCCAACGGCGAGGGGTTCGGCCTCTGCCAGCTGGAGCACATGGCGACGGGTGCTCCGCAGGTGGTGATTGATATTGGTGGCTACCGGTCTTTCATTGATGAGACGACGGGTGTCCTGGTACCGACATCGACATATTCCTACCTCCCAATGAGCGCGGGTGTCGGTCTCCTTGAGCAGTCTGCCCACCCCGATGCGGTGGCCGAGGCTATGGAGAAGGCGGTATCTATGCTTGGCGAGGCTACTTCCAAGAAGTGTATCGCCGCCGCCCGCGCCCGGCCGTGGTCGAAGATCTGCGACGAGTTCCTCGAGAGCGTCCTGGCAAAGCCCGCGACGACCGCTTGAACGTCTTGCGGTTTCCTCCCACAACGAAAAAGTGAGAGTTTCCCGCACCGATTCCCCGAACAACCTTGCCGTTCTTCATTTTGATGTTCTTGACATTGCCCTCTAGACCTGCAATAGCAATATTCTCCTTGCTGAAGACATTTGTCCAGCGCTTCTCGTCATCTTCATAGCACTTCGCGGCCTGGGGAAGAATGCGCTTGATAATCTCAATACATTCTAGCATGACCGTATCGCCCGAGCAGTCCTTGTAAGGATCCGACCGGTTCTTGACTTCTCCAAAGGGCGCAAATGGTTCAATCGTTATTGAGTTCCTAATGTTTGACGAGTTCGCCGCATTGCCCGGCAAGTCGTCAATAATGATCGTGTTACACTCTGCGAGGCACTCTTTCTCCGCTTCGCCATACCACAGAAAATTCAGATCCTTTGAGTTTCCGTGCTTCTCCGAGCTCGCTTCGGCGTGATCGTCATGCAGCACAAACTTGATATCCCGCCCGCCGAGGATCGCCGAGCGCATACCCATGGCGTATCCTTTGTCTGACCAGGTCCAAAGCCCGACATTGCACCCAGATGCCTGCAGGAAATCCAGGAGTTCATTGATGTGAGGGCGCACGAGAAAAATACCCGAACCTGCATCCACAACCTTATACTTTGCCTGTTCAGACTCTGGAAGTTTATCCCACGATGCAGGTTTCAGTCGATTGGAAATGTAGTAGACAAGTGTCTCATCTATATCAAAAATTACTGTGAAGGGACATGGCATCTCTCTATTATAACCGGTAGAGAAGTTTAGGCAAAGTCGGGGTTCCAGGTCTTGAGCTTCTTCTCCAGCATCTCCTTGAGGAACCAGTTTTGAATACTGCCTCGGTACGGGTATGCGTGCCCGTAATCAATGCACCATACAGTTCCATCCTTCTCGATGAAGTTGTAAGGCGTAATATCAATGTACTCCATGTTGCCCTTCTTCAGGAGGGCATCGAGAATAAAGTGTATCTGCTTCCAAATCCAAGCAGGGGTATTGCTGGGATTTGGACCATATTTATCGGCAAGGCACAACTCGTCAAGATCCTGCATGACCATATAGGTGGTCTTGTTGGTGTCAAAGACGGGGGGTGCAATGTTCAGTCCAGCTGCGATCTGTTGGTGATGAATCTCGAGGGGGGATGTAACGGTCTTAAGGTAAGTGGTCATGATGTATAGTTGGGGGTAATCTCGCCGAACTAGGGGGTAGAGCCATCCGTTTTTGTCCAGAATCCGCGAATGCGGGTTGTGAACAGGAAACTCTGCTTGTAGTGCAGATTGATATCCTCCAGTTTCTCACACATCATCAGAAGATGCACTAGGACTGGGTTCCCCGATGCAAAGAACATCGGCTTGGTCGTATCTAGGACTACTCCCTTCTGATAAAAGGATGTTGCGGGGCCACCCGTGTTTTCGGCAATCAAATCAATGTGCGGCGCGAACTTGCCGTTGTAGTTTCCGAGAATGACGTTGTTATCCTTCTTGAGGTAGGCGATGATCTCGGGGACTGGGGTGTTCTGCGGTAGCACAACCTGGTGACGACGGGGAATGGTTGCGTCGGGTATAGCCTTGACTTTCTCGGTGTTGTCAATGGCCACCTTGTTGAACTTTCCATACTTCTCGTCAAAATCCACGACCTTGAAGAAGGGAGATCCTGCATTGTTCTTAGCCTTGCGGAGGTAGTTCAGATACGGTTCAAAGGACTCTACAAACTTGCGTTCCGTAAAGAAGATGTATTCGTAAAACACTCCGCCATCAGCCAGGCAATCTACCTGGTCTGAAATCACCGCTTCGTAGAGCGGGGGCTCGCGAGAATCTGCAGCGCCCTGTTCGCGCGCGGCCTCCTCGGACGTCAGGCAGGCGGGATGCTCAATCATGATCTTCGACTTGACAATATCTTCGGGCTTCTGGAAGGTGTAGGCGTCATTGAGCCACAGGTACTCTATGGGGAGCTGGATGGACGAGATGGCTTCGTGCTGGCGCTTGAACGTAAAAACCATGGAGAGAATACGATCATCGGCCTTACCAGCGTTCTCAGGCCATGCCGACGCTTTGGACCACGTGTTCAGGAGTGCGACTGCCTGAGGAGTCGGTGCAAAGAACATCGTTCCACCCGACGTCTCAAAAATATAGGGGTCAAAGCACACGTCGTCACGGAGATAGTTCATGCTGCCACGCGGATCCACGTTCCATCCCCGCGCCATGAAATCTACACCGGGCATATCAAAAATATCAGGGTAGCGAGAGAGTTTCATATCACCGTCAATGTAGAGCACTCCGCGCCCCTGCATGCCCGCAACACGCAGGGCCTCCTTGATGAACAGCGGCTTCAGGTTGATTGCAAGCTGATACTTTCCGGGGAACGCAAACTCAGGGTACTCCTCGACAATGTAGTTGCATCCTACACGCTTGCACATCGCTTCCCATTCCGCAATCATCTCCTCAAACTTGATGGCAGGGCGCTTCACCAGTCCTTTGGCCTCCATATTCTTCAGCTCGGCAGCCGTAACGGCCGACAGCCTCTTTTTGACATCTTCGCGAGCCAGGATCTCCTGAACCTTCTTTCCGTTGTATTTGAGAGGGTACTTCTTGAGAATCGCGATACGGCGCTCCTTGGAAATCTCGTAGAACTCGTGGGGCTCATCAAACATTCCGTCGGCAATCGCCTTCTCAATCGCCTGCTCTTCTTCTTCCTCCTCGCGGATCTCCTCAATCAAGTCCTCCTTGATACCCTCGCTGATCTCACCCGTGCAGGCATAATTCACGCGCTTACCATCGGCAATCGCCTTGTCAAGCATATCATCGCCGAAGCGCAGATAGTTCTTGTTGGCGTTACCCCGACCCCACCAGTAGGTCACAACCACAAACTTGCTTGCAGGGTTGTTGATGACCATCTTGAGTTCGTGAGCCTTAATAATTGCCGGGTAATCCATGGCGGGAGCCGTCTGGCCTCCGCGTTTCGGTGTGCGCTTACGACCACGTTTGTGTGTGTCCCGTGCCATTATTCATATGTGAAGAATTGTATTCTGTCCTTCTGTAACGTCCCGAGACGCAGCAGAC